ACACAAATACAAGTACATTTAATGCAGCAACAACAAGATACGTAGAAATTGCTCCTGCATCAGAAACAGATTTTTATTACGCTTGTTGGGTTCATGGTATTGGAATGGGAGGTGCTATTGATGTCACTCAAGATACATGGGGAGCAGGAAATTGGAGTGCAAATCTTTGGGGAGTAGACGAAGCATTTAATGTAGGTTGGGGTGCACAAGCATGGAATGATGGTGAATGGGGAACTTTAGCAAATGTTACACTCACACCTACTGGAGTTTCTTCTACTTCATCAGTAGGCTCACCTACAATTACAACAGAAATAAATACCGGTTGGGGACAAGATGGTTGGGGTGTAGAAAACTGGGGCCAATCTGGACTAACAGTTGTATTAGTTTCTGGAGTTTCTATGACTTCATCTGTAGGTTCTTTAGCACCAGCAGATGTTATGGGATTGACAGGCTTAAGTGCAACAGCATCTATTGGTGCACCAACAGCTATTTCAGATGTTACATTAACTCCAACAGGTCAAAGTGCAACATCAGCCACAGGATCTGTAAATATAAGTTTTGATATTATTGTAAATCCAACAGGGTTAAGTGCAACATCATCTGTAGGAACAATAGATCCTGTAGATCAAGTAATGGGACTAACAGGATTAGGCTTAACTTCTAGTCTTGGAACAGTAAGTATTTCTGGTGGTTCTCTTGTAAATTTAACAGGTTTGTCCATGACTTCTTCAACAGGAAATTTAACACCTGCAGATGTCATGGGATTAACAGGAGTTTCTGCAACTGCATCAACAGGAAATTTAACACCTGCAGATGTCATGGGATTAACAGGAGTTTCTGCAACTGCCAGTGTAGGTAATGTAGCTCCATTAGGTTATGAAGCTATTACAGGTACACAAAGTGCTGGATATAGTTCAGTTACAGCAACACAAAGTGCAAATTATACTGCAGTAAATGCAGACAATTAAAATATATGTTATTGACAATAAGTTTAAAACAAATTAAAAAAAGATACTAATTAGGAGTAAAAAATTATGGCATCAACTTATACGGCTCTCGGTGTAGAACTAATGGCAACTGGTGAAAACGCCGGTACTTGGGGAACAAAAACTAACACCAACTTAAATATAATCGAACAAATTTCAGGTGGTTTTTCTGCACAATCAATAGCAGGTGGAGCACAAACTACAGCTCTTTCAGTTTCTGATGGATCAACTGGAGCAGTTATGTCTCACAGAATGATTGAATTTACTGGTTCAATTACAGGAAATCAAATTGTAACAATTCCAAATGATACACAAACATTTTATTTTTTAAGAAATTCAACTACTGATGGAGCAGGTACTCCAACAGTACAATTTAAATATGCAACTGGTTCTGGAGATTCATTTACTTTTGCAGCAGGAAACAAAGGTGACGCTCTTGTATTTGCTACAGCAAACGATGGATCTAACCCAGATATTTATACCTTACCGGCCGGTGATGTTACAACAACAGGAACTCAAACTTTAACAAACAAAACTTTAACTAGTCCTAAAATTGGTACTAATATTTTAGATACTAGCGGAAACGAATTAATTAATTTTACTGCAACAGGTTCAGCAGTTAACGAACTTACTATAGCTAACGCAGCTACAGGAGTTACTGGACCGGTTATTTCAGCAACAGGTGAAACTAATGTTGGTATTAACATTAACCCTAAAGGCTCAGGAGTTCTTAACTCAGGAGGATCAGCGGTTAAAATTGCAGGTAAAGAAACTATATGGGTGCCGGCTGCAGCTCTGTATGCACCGACAACTAACCCTGCAGATTCAGCTTTAGTGGAAACAACAGCAACAAGACCAGATTTAAAAGTATGGGATTTTGATGCTAGTACAAAACAATACACACAATTTACAATTGCCATGCCTAAATCATGGAACGAAGGAACTTTAACTTATCAAGTTTATTGGTCTCCAAGTACAACTAATACAGGTGACTGTATATTTGGTTTACAAGGCGTTGCTTGTGCAGACGGTGACACCATTGATGTTGCATATGGAACAGCAATAAATGTTACAGATGCAGGTATCGGAACAGTTGAAGACCAACAAGTTTCAGCTGAAAGTAGTGCTATGACAGTTGCGGGTTCCCCTGCAGCAGGTGAGCAAACATACTTTCAATTTTTTAGAGACGCAGCAGATGGTAGCGATACGTTTACCGGTGAATCTAGAGTTCTAGGTATCAAATTATTCTTTACTACTGACGCGGCTAACGACGCATAAGGAATTTAGATATGAGAGAATTAAAAAATAAACTTACTCCAGGTAAGAACACAAAAAATATTAAATCTAGAAAAGGCAAAACCATGTTTGGTTACAATGTCTTAGGATTTGGTGGCGGAGAAGCTAAGGGTGAAATCTATCAAATAAATTCATTGGTTATCGCTGGAGGTGCTAGCGGTGGAGCAGGAAATGGTTGTAATGGAACTGGAGGCGGAGGAGCCGGAGGTTTCAGAACTTCAACTCAATGTATAGAAACTGGAAAAGTTTATACCGTAACAGTTGGCTGCGGAGGTGCAGCCCAAAGTGGAAACGGAGCAAAAGGTAACCCAGGTGTTGACTCTTCTTTGGCAGGAGCTGGTATCATAACATACACATCCACGGGAGGTGGAGGTGGAGGTGGATACTTAGGTGGAGACCCATGTATCCGTGCAGGTGGTTCTGGAGGAGGAGCCCAAGGTGTTGGTGCTGCCCCAGGAAGTACTGGAGGTCCTGGTAATACGCCTGCTACAACTCCATCACAAGGAAATGATGGTGGTGATGGTTCTACTGGTGTGTCAGGAAATAACAGAAACGGCGGAGGAGGCGGTGGAGCCGGAGCCCCAGGTGGTAATGGTTCCTTTAGTAATCCAGGAACAGGGGGTAGTGGAACAGCAAATTCAATAACAGGTGCATCAGTAACTAGAGCAGGAGGCGGTGGAGGATCTGGATCAGGATCAAGTCCAAATGCAAGTGGAGGCACTGGTGGCGGAGGAGCAGGAGGAGATTCTTCTGGAACTGCAGGAACAGCTAATACAGGTTCTGGAGGCGGAGGATCTAATGCGAATCCTAATGGAACTTCAGGTGCTGGTGGAAAAGGAGTTGTAATTTTAAGCATACCAACTTCAAGTTATTCAAGCACAACAAGTGGATCTCCAACAGTTACAACATCAGGATGTAACACAATATTACAATTTAACGGATCAGGGAGTTACACAGCATAATGGCTTGTTTTGCAAAATTAAATAATAATAACGTTGTTCAAAGAGTTGAATCTGTAGTAGACGAAGTAATATTAGATGAGAATGGACAAGAATCAGAATCTATTGGAATAGCTTTTTTACAAAGTTTATACGGTGCAGATACTAAGTGGAAACAATCATCATACAACACACATCAAAATAATCATTTATTAGGAGGAACTCCTTTTAGAAAAAATCATGCAGCCATAGATTACGTTTATGATGAAAGTAGAGATGCTTTTCATCCACCTAGACCTTATGCATCTTGGAATTTAAATGAAGAAACTTGTTGGTGGGAACCACCTGTTTCTGAACCAGCGTTAACAGCAGAACAACTTGAAAATGGAAGTATTTATAAATGGAATGAAGACAACGTTGCCTGGGAAATATATACTCCTTCTACAGAATAAGTTCAGTTAACTCTTTATTATTACCAAATTTACCTTTAACAAATACATTAAAAGATAAACTAGTTCTTATATTTTTTCCTTGTTTATTTTCTACCATGTGAGTTAAAGAAGATGGAAATAGTATTATATCTCCTGTTTTAACACTAAACCACCATGAGTCAGAATTCCATGAATTCCATTCTTTAATTTTAAATTTAATTGTTTGATATTTTTCTTTAAAAAATTTAATTTTATCAAATTTATCATCAGAGTTAATGTAAAAAACTCCAGATATTATTGAATTAGGATGAGCATGTGAATGATGGTATTGATTTTCATTAGTATAGTTTAACCAAGATTGAGTGATGTATGGCTTTATATTGTCTCTCGTAGAAATTACTTTGTCAAAGTAATCTTTTACTATTAAATCTAAATTTAATTTTAATTTAGAAAATTGTTTTTTTTCTAAAATATAATTATTATTTGAAGTTGTATTGCCTTCGTTTTTATATGTGTCTGATTTTATTTGATCAATAAATAATAATTCTTTTTTGTTTAATTTTCTATTTAACTCAGACATGTAAACAGGAGTTGGAAATAAATTTTGTATAATAGGTTTTTTCATTAATAACACCACGATACAAATGAGTATCTTGTTCCTTTCTTCACTGGTTTAACTAAATGTGGATATAAAAATATTGACGGAAATATTATAATATCTCCTGTTTTAAATTTAATTTTATAATTATCAAACATAATAAATTCTCCACCTGTATAATTTTCATTTAAAACAGCAACAATACTTAAAATTGGAATACCTCTTATATCACCTGTAAATAGACTAGTAATATGATCTTGATGTTTAGACATTATTTGACCTTTTTTATATCTATTAAATCTTATTTTACTAAAACCTTTCCAACCTGTAAATGTGTCTCCACCTAATTTTTCTATGACAATATATTTTTCTAACGCTTTCCAAGTTAACTCATGTATTTCTTTTAAATAACTTAAATTATCTCCATAACAAATATCAAGTTCCTTATCTCCATTTTTAGCTTTAATTTTAAAATTTTTAAATGTATATGTATGTCTTTCCCAATTTTTATTTTTAGATAATTCCTTAATACTTTTTTCACAAATATTTTTTGGAATCCAATTATCTAATTGTAATATGTAATTTTTTAAATTTAAATCACTAGGCATAATTTTTAACTGTTCTATTATCCATTTGAAACCAACCTGTGGCTATATATTTTTCTTTTGTTTTTGAAATTACACCTTTATGAAGATGTGTAAATTCAGCAGGCCATATGACAAGATTTCCTTTAATGGCTTCGGTGGTTATTTTTTGATATTTAAATTCTGTTCCTCCATTAGCAACGTTATTTAAATATAACATATATACTAATCTTCTGTGGGAACTTTCTAATAACTGACTTTCGCTGTGAAAAACTTTAAATCCACCACCTTTTGGATACCACTGTATTAAATTTACAATGTCAGTATTTACAGGAAACTCTATTTTAAATTCATTTAAATATTTTACAACACATACACTTAAAGCATTAAAAAATTTTAATATGGTTTTATTTGTAGACTGATTATAAAATCTCACATCTATAGAGTCTTTGTAATTTTTATCTACACCATGACCTGTTTCCCCAGCAGCTTTGTATTCAACATTTGACTTATGATATTTAATCAATTCGTCGCATAATTTTTTATCTACTTTGTATATTCTAATAAAACTTTCCATTTAACTTTTCTTTCTTGTCTGTCATAATTAATTGACTTTTAACTTAATATTAAATAAAAAGCAATGGTTAATTATGAAAGCAAAAAAAATACGTATTAAAAAAGAAGAGGGTTATCCTAAACAACTTATAAGAGAGCAGTATTTTAGTTCCCCTATATGGTTTTCATCTCAAGATAAATTTATTGATAGTTTAAACAAAGCCTCAGATCCTCATATTAATATTTCTAAAAAAAATTTAAAATCAAAAATAAATAAACGTAATAAAAAGTTTGGTAATAAAGGAGATATGGGTCATGTTTTTCATTCATCATCATTAATTAATGATAGTAATTTTATAGAATTACAAAATTATGTTATAGCGACATCACATAATTTATTAGAAGAAATGGGTTTTGATTTACAAAACTTTCAAGTACTAATCACAGAAATGTGGGTTCAAGAATTTGCTAAAGATGGGGGAGGACATCACACATTACACACTCATTGGAATGGTCACATGTCTGGTTTTTATTTTTTAAAAGGAGGAGAGGACACTTCTTTACCAATATTTGAGGACCCTAGACCGGGTAATATTATGAATCTTTTACCTGAAAAAGATAAAGCAAAGACAACTTATGCAAGCTCACAAATAAGTTATGGAGTAAAACCAGGAAAAATTATGTTTTTTCCTTCTTACTTACCACATCAATTTGCAGTGGATATGGGATATCAACCTTTTAGATTTATACATTGGAATTGTCAGGCCGTGCCAAAAGCAATTCTAAACGTTTATAAAGATAACTTACGCTTAAATTGACTCTCTTAATAAAATAAGTTATACTAAAAATTCGGTAAATTTGCTATAAGTATATCCATTATGTTACAAAAATTAGGTTTTTTACCCGGATTCAATAAACAAGTTACATCTACAGGTGCTGAGTCTCAATGGACAGGTGGTACAAATGTACGTTTTAGATATGGTACACCAGAAAAAATAGGTGGTTGGTCTCAATTAGGAGACAAAAAATTAACTGGTGCTGCAAGGGGATTGCATCACATGGTTAATAAAGAAGGTATTAAGTACGCAGCCATAGGAACTAATAGAATTTTATACGTATATTCTGGAGGAGTTTATTATGATATACAC